CAAACCGTAGCAATCGTGCGATGCAAGATCGTGCAGTTACCGAAAATCGGGAAGTTACAGAAGATGAGCGGTTGCAAATGTTTAGACAACAATTTTTTCAGTCCTCTTTACCTGATTTACCAAAGATTCCTGGTTGGCACACTTGCTGGCTAACTACTACTAATCCACGGGATTCCATCCATATGCGTATGCGTTTGGGTTATGAAGCTGTGAAGCCTGAAGATATTCCAGGCTGGGAATATGCCACCATCAAAACAGGTGATTGGCAAGGCTTTATCGGGGTTAATGAAATGTTGGCTTTTAAGCTTCCTTTAAGTCTGTATGAAAAATACATGCAGGAAGCCCACCACGATGCGCCGTTGCGCGAAGAAGAAAAACTCACTGATACAGCTGAGTTCTTGGAGCAGCAAGCGAGAGCATCGAAGTCTAAGTTGACAGTCGGTGATGGTAATATGGGTCTAGGGGAAGATAGGGAAGCTATGTTTGACCTTTCCTAACATTAACCATTTCATTTAAGGGGCTATTATGTCTTCTACAAGCGCACCATTTGGCTTTAGACCATCTTTCCACAATAGTGGTCAGATTCGTGCTAAAGCTTATCAATTGGCGTCTGGCTATGCGACTAGCATTTTTTCAGGTGATCCAGTTAAATTGTCTACTGATGGTACTGTTGTCCTTGGTACTTCAGATGGCACACGCTCAGGCACTGTTGACGGCGTTAAGCTGTTAGGTATTGCTGCTGGCGTTCAATATTTGGACTCAACAGGCAAGCCGACAATCAGCCCATTTTGGACTGGCTCAACCGCTACTTACAACACTGAAGCTGCGACTATCTGGGTTTATGACGATCCAGAAATCTTGTTTGATACTCAATACACCAATCCTGGCACTCCTGGCTCAACTTCTGTTCAAACAGCAGTTGGTGAAGAAGCTGACTGGGTTGTTGCATCACCAGGCGGCTCAACATCAACTGGTATTTCAAGCAGCCAATTAACAGCGTTGCAATCTACATCTGGTCAATTCCAGATCACTGGATTCCAATACAATATCAACGATTCTTTAACTGATGCCTATGTTATTGTCACTGTTCGTATCAACGAACACCAATACAAAGCTTCTGTTAATTCTGTCGGTTAAGGGAGGGTTGAATAATGGCAACTCCAATGCGTAGTACCGATTTTAGATCGGTAGTTGAACCAATTCTAAACGAAGTATTTGATGGTGTTTACGACCAACGTGCTGACGAATGGAAACAGGTTTTTAAAGAACAAAAAGGTATTCCCCGTAACTACCATGAAGAACCAGTTCTTTACGGTTTCGGTGCAGCTCCTGAATTACCAGACGGTATGGCTGTTTCTTACCAATCGGGTGGTGTGTTGTTCTTGCAACGTTACTTGTACAAAGTATATGGCTTGGCGTTTTCTTTGACCAAAGTATTGGTAGAGGACGGCGACCATATCCGTATCGGTCAAACTTACGCTAAACACTTAGCGCAATCTCTGATTGAAACTAAAGAAACCTTGGCAGCAAACATTTTGAACCGTGCATTTAACGGCTCTTATGTTGGCGGTGACGGTGTGTCTTTGGTTGCTACTAATCATCCAATCGTTTCTGGCACTTTCAGCAACCAGTTAACTACTGCTGCTGCTTTGTCTCAAACTTCATTGGAACAAATCCTGATTCAAATTCGTAATGCTGTGGACAACAACGGTAAACGTATCCGTTTAAATCCTAAGCAAATCGTAACTGGCCCAAGCAATGTATTTCAGGCTGAAGTTTTGTTGAAATCAGTTTTACGCTCAGGCACTGCTGACAATGACATCAACCCTGTTAAATCTTTAGGTTTATTGGGCGATGGTCAAGCTAACTTGTCTCGTATCACTTCAACAACCTCTTGGTTCGTACAAACGGACGCACCAGAGGGCTTAAAATTGTTGATGCGCCGTCCATTAGAAAAATCAATGGAGGGTGATTTCGAAACTGACTCAATGAGATACAAGGCAACAGAAAGATACAGCCTCGGTTGGACTGATCCAAGAGGAATTTTTGGTACGTCCGGAGTATAAGTTGTTGTAAATCAATAACTTAAGACAAAAATAGGAAACCCGCTTCGGCGGGTTTTCTTTTGCCTATTGATACGGTGTTCCTTTAGTTGTATTATAACGATATACAATGGAGGAAAAATGAAAAACGTAATTTATAAAATTAGAAATGTAGTAAACAATAAGTTTTACATTGGAAGCACTGTTGATTCTAGAAAAAGATTTTGGGAACACAGAAAGCATTTAAGAAATGGTACGCATGACTGTATACATTTACAAAGGTCATGGAACAAATATGGAGAAGATTGTTTTAAATTTGAGATTGTTGAACAGTTAAACGATAGAAACGAACTTTATCCAGCAGAACAAAAATGGCTTGATCAACATTTTGGAAAAGAATATTTATACAACGTATCGGCAAATGCAGATTCGCCTATGAGAAATGCTTCGCCAGAAATGAGAGCGCATTTGGCAAAAAAAACAAAAGAATGGATTAATAAATCTGGGCATCCGCGCCTTGGATATAAATTTACAAAAGAAGAAATAAGAAAAAATTCAGAATGTCATATTGGCTTATGCGCTGGCGAAAAACACTATCGCTACGGCAAAACGGTATCAGAAGAAACGCGCAAAAAAATAGGTGACACACAGCGCGGCAAACCAAAGGCTAAAGGAAGAAAAGTATCACCAGAAGGCATGGCTAAAATACGATCCGCCGCAGAAGCTGGGCATTACAAAGGATGGTTAGGAAAAAAACATACAGAAGAAAGCAAAGCCAAAATGTCTAAACAAATTATTTGCGTTAACGACAACAAAGTATTTACGAGTTTGACAAGTGCGCTTGAGTTTTATGAAATAAAAATGCCTACATTGCGTAGATCTTTAAAATCTGGGAAAGCAATACAAAGAGGCAAGCTTACTGGATACTTATTCAAATATCTCGATTGATTTAACCAAAACCATGTTAAAATTCAACAATCTGGATTTCCCGCCGCACACAACTGGCCAGACAGACGACATGAAGATGGTGCGGTAAACCCTTTCATGTGAGGTGACTTATGTCTACTACTTTTTCCGGCCCAGTTATTTCAACTAACGGCTTTATTGGCCCTATCACAGGTTTAGAAACCGTTTCTACTTTAACTGCGGCATCAACATTGACTGCTTCTCAATCAGGTACAACATTCTTCCTGAATGCTACTGCTGAGTTTGCAACAACTTTGCCTACTCCATCTGCTGGCTTAACTTATAAATTTATTGTTAAAGCAGCGCCATCCGGTGCAAGCTATACAATTGTGACTGCTTCAAGTGCTAACATCATCAAAGGCCAAGCTGTTAATGCTGCTGGCGCTGCTGGTGACACAGGCACTGCTGACGACACCATTTCTTTTGTGGATGGTCAAGCTGTTGCTGGCGATACTGTTACTGTAATCAGTGATGGTACGTCTTGGTTCGCTTACGGCGTTTGCGCTGTAGCTGCTGGTATTACTTTTACAACAGCTAGCTAATTTGACTGGGGCGCTAGCCGCCCCTTTCTTTACAGGAGAATAATATGCGTCCAATCGTTCTTTCAGTAACTGGCGTAAACACCAGTGCTGTTTCTCCGATGAACATTAATACAAGCCCTTTTAATGTGGGTTTTGGTGTAACTGTCAGCGGAACTATAACTTATACCGTGCAACACACGTTCGATAACGTCTGGGCAACAAACTTCGATCCTGCCACGGCTAATTGGTTTGATCATCCTACAATTGCTGGCCAATCCACTACCAAAGATGGTAATTATGCCTTTCCTGTTGCGGCTATTCGATTAAAAACGACTGCTGGTGGTGGAACAGCTACTCTTACATTGTTGCAAGCTGGTATTCAGTAATGTCATACGTGGGTTATGGCGGCGTTGCAAATCAGGCCCCTACTACACCCGGATGTGCTTCAGGTGTAGTGGCTGATGCAAACAATAGCTATGGTGATGATACTGGAGGAACTGGCGTAATAGATACCTATTCATGCTTAGTTCCTCCGGTTCCACCCACTTTATACTACATTGCAATGGAGAACTCAGGTTATGTACTCCAAGAAGATGGTAGTAAAATTTATCTGGAGAGTAATTAATGGCGGATCAAAAAATATCAGCAATGCCGTCTGCTTCAACGCTAGATGGTACGGAAATCACACCGATTGTACAATCGGGTACAAATAAGCAAGTTACTACTGCTAATTATGTGGCTCAGGTACTAAACGTGCATCCAGCAACCGTTGCTCAGGGTGGAACCAATTTATCATCTTATACTTTAGGTGATACTTTATATGCTTCTGGAACAACCACAATAGCTAAACTTGCTGGCAATTCGACAACCACACAAAAATTTTTAACCCAAATCGGAACCGGATCAGCATCTGCAGCACCTATTTGGAAACAAATCGGCCCTGCTGATATTAATACTCAATATGGTGCTTTTCATTTCGATTTCAGCACAACACTGTCACAAGCAGCTACTAACACTGATACTACTTTACATGTTGTCTCAACTAGCGGTTTTTCAACAGCAGGTGCTTTGATTATCGGCGCAGAGCTTATTAATTATACAGGCATTACATCTACGACATTTACAGGATGTACTAGAGGCGCAGCGGGATCATCAAACGTATCACATTCAATCGGTGATGCGGTAAACGGCGCGCAAACTGCTACAGCCAATATTTCTACACTGCTGCAGCTAAATACAACCGATTTGAGCAATGGTGTGACATTAAACACTAGCTCGCAAGAGATAGCGGTAGGTGTTGCTGGCACATATAACTTTGCATTCAGCGCTCAATTTAACAATTCAGCAACTGGCCAAAGTTTGGCGGCTATTTGGTTTGCAATAAATGGTGTTGATGTAAGCAATACTACAAGCTGGGTGACTATTGCATCAAGAGAAAATGCGACAACGCCAGGGTCTGTAATCATGACTGCAAATGTATTTTTAACGCTTGGTACATCAGATCGAGTAACTATGAAATGGCTAACCAAAGACGGCCATGGGGCGCTTGTAACTTATCCTGCTAGCGCTTCACCAGTTTACCCGGCTGCTCCAGCAGTTATTCTTACTGTAAACCAAGTTTCTTAAAAGGAGAAATTTATGGCTTGTAAATATGTTAAAGAGTTTGATTTTAGCCCATACAAAGCTGGTGGTCATGTAAAGCCAGTAGCAAAAGCTGATGGTTATGACAAAAAAGCAAGCGGCGGTGTTTTGGTTGGGCCACCAACTTCTGTTGCACCAGGTCATGCTATGGCTAAAGGTGGTAAATCATGTAATAAAGGCGGCGCAACTTGCAAAGCCAAAGGCGGCATTATTGAAAAGGCTACGGGTGAGAAATATCCAAGTCGCAAAGAAATGATTAAACATGAGCGCAGTGAATCGCCACGCGAGCGCAAAGAGGAAATGGTTAGAACTTCTGAAATTAAAGGTAATATTCCTGCAATTGCTCAAGCTAGACCAATGCCTGCGCCAGCTCGTAAACGGATGCCTGTTGCACCACAAGGCCCATTAATTGCTTTAAAAGAAGGCGGAAAAATTCCTAAAGTAGCGCAAGCTAAAGTAGGAAAAGTAATGGGCGAATACAAAGAAGGCAAGCTACATGCTGGCAGTAAAAAAGGCCCTGAAGTAACCAATCCTAAGCAAGCTATAGCAATTGCTTTGTCTGAAGCTAGAAAGAAAAAATAAAGTAAGTTTGTTTTTGTCGTATAATTGAAAAAACTGGGCTTACTGTATCAGAAGCCATATTGACGTTATTTTGGAGTTGGTATGGCTTTTTCTAACAGTATCAGTGGCACAACATTTTCAGCATTAAAAGTTGTAGATCATGCGTTTCGGCGTTGTCGTTTGCCTGCTCAGGGCATTACAGCTGAAATGCAATCTTACGCCTTAGAGTCTCTTTATTTATTTTTATCTGAATTGGCAAGCATCAAAACACCTAGTTGGTGTATTGAGCAGGTAATTCTGCCGATGTATGAAAATCAACAAATTATTCCTCTGCCATTAGGTACTGTTGAAGTTTTAAATCTTAACTATCGCACTTTGCAAATGGTGTCAGGTGAAACAGTTGAAAGTTCAACCGAATACTTAGTTAACTTCACTAATCAAACCACTGTCAATACAGTAGGCATTAAATGGTCTGCTGCTTCTGTGCCGTTGACTTTTCAAGTTAGTACCAATGGATTGGTTTGGATCACTGTTGATTCGGTTGATGTTGCCGCTACTGCTGGCGAAATTACTTGGTTTGATATTTCTGGTGCGTTGCCTTATCAATACTTCCGTATTACATCTGCGTCAGCCATTAATTACAGCACCATTACTTTAGGCAATATGCCTAATGAAATTCCACTAGGCGAATTAAATCGTGATTCTTATGTAAATCAAAATAACAAGGTTTTTCCATCTAGACCTAATTCGTATTGGTTTCAACGTGACATACCACAGCCTGTCATTAATTTGTGGCCTGCTCCTTTTTTAGCTGCAGAACAAGCGCAGTTAATTGTTTGGCGGCATCGTCAGATTATGGACACTGAAAACTTGCAACAAGAGGTGGAAGTGCCACAGCGTTGGTTAGAAGCGATTGTCAACGGCCTTGCAGCTAAAGTTGCTGCTGAAACACCTGCTGTTGATGCTCAATTAATTCCTGTTTTGGATCAAAAAGCGGCTATGTCATTGCAACGCGCTTGGGATGGTGATAATGATGGAAGTCCTATTTTTATTAATCCTGGCATTGGGTGCTACACCAAATGAGTGTTTTTATTGATCCAACAGGTGAGCCTACGTATGGTATCGGTATTTGCGCCAGATGTTCGCGCAAGTTTCCACTTGCTGAATTGCAGCCAGACCCAAACTATCCGGCGTTAATGTGTTGCAAAGAAGACATAGACGAATATGATCCATATCGTTTAGCTCCGCGCCAACCCGATCAAATAGTATTGCCATTTGTGCGGCCAGATTTACCATTGAACACTCATCCTGCTGGCTTAATTCAAGAAGCAGGCAATGAAT